ATGCGTCAATACCCGCCTGCACCAGCATTCGCACCGCGAGCGTCTTATCGGCCTCGGTCTGATCTGTGCACGTCCACAACATATAGGTGCACATCGCACTCGACAGATAGGACCCGTAGCTGACACGACTTCCGGTTGGGTGGATGTAGCGATTCGTCCAACTGGTCACCTTCTCGAGCCAGAGCGTTCGACTTCCGCCTTCGACGTTGGATTTGGTCGGATAGCCGGTTCCCACGATGGTCAAGCTCGGCAGAAGACTCATGTTGACGGAGCTCGCGGCGAGGATCGTCTTGCTCGCCGTTCCGCCGGCATAGGGGGGCCGAAACGACAAGACGGACGGGGCCTCGCTGACACAGTGCAAGGCCGCGGCCTCGTAGATCCACGAGAGCGAGCCATCATCCGACGTTTTCCCGTACGTATGCACCATCGTGTGCCCGGCGGTCAGGGCATAAGGCGTCCCTCCGGAAATGGCCGGTCCGACATTCCCGCCCGCGGAGTAGTCGTTGGCTTTCTCGTGGAACGACTGGGTCGTACTCGCCACCGGATCGACCATTGCCCCGTGGCAATCATACATCGTGCCGCCGATATTGACTTCCTGCGGAGCCGGAACGAGTGCCGTGATGCTCACGCCAGATCCTGGGTCTACCACGCCGATGTCTCCGTTTGCCCATTGGAAGACCTGGACGTAATCTGAGAACCTGAACCCCACGGAATGCGTCGGATACACCTGAACGTACTTGGCCCAGTACCCCTGGCAGGCAGGCCAATAGAAATCCTCGCTGATCGTCGCGTCCATGTCCCCTACGAAGTAGCAGGCGTCCGACGTCCGATCGGAACCCTTCCAGGTATCCCACGAGCACGGCGTCTCCTCGGTCGTTCCATCGCCCGTGCCCGAGGAGCTGACGTAGAGCGTCGCGGCCGTCGCCGGGCAAGCAGTCAAAAAAAGTACAGTAATTATCGCTACTATACGATTCATAGCTATCTCTACGCTTGAATAGCTGTAAACGTAGCTGCAGTCGCAGCCGCCGGAGCAACCGTACAGATAAACGCTGTGCTATTATCGCTACGATAGCCAAAATCACCAGCTTGAGCCGGATACGTGGCCTGACTACCTGCGTCAATCGCTGGCGTAGCACCAGTACTTACCCAAACGCGCTTGAACATATCAGTTACATTTCTGTGTCCAAGCTTGTTAACGATCTTCTTAATCAAGCGGCCACTGTCACGAGCCGGAACCACGTTATCAGCCATTTTACTTACCCTTCAATGAAATTGTCATAAGCAAGAACAGTGCTAATTACTTTATCAACATCGGCGTCGGTCAACCAAGCACCGATTGGAATGCAAACGTGATGTTCGTCAAAGTAGGTCGCTCCTGGAAGCCTAGCGTGACAACTAGCGAACATAGACTTAGTATCGTTACGCAAGTGAACTGGCGAAGCCTCTATGCCATTATCCACCATGAACTTAATAAACCTAGAAGCATTATTAACGAGAACTGTATAAAGCCAGTTCGCAGAAACTCGTCTATCGTCACGCTCAGGAACAGTAACCATCTTACTTAGCGAGAGCGCAGCATCATACCGCTCAGCAATCTCAGCAAGGCGCTTAAGAATGCCTGGAAGCATATTTAGATTAGCCAATCCAATTGCGGCACTAATATCATTCATGTGCGCTTTGTATCCCCATTCCGGCGGGTCTTGAGCGCAACGAAGTGCTAAGCTACCAGTACGATCCAAACCGAACCACCGCATTTTACGAGCTCTATCAGCAAGTCTAGCGTCGCGTAGAACTATTGCTCCTCCATCGCCACAAGTCAAGTTCTTTATTGCCTGGAACGAGAAGCACGTGAAGTCAGCAGTGTCATTACCAATTAACTGGCCGTTTATACTAGACCCAATCGCGCTAGCCGCGTCCTCAATATATGGAATTCCTTCACGCCTACAAATACTACTAATCAGCAAGCTATCGCATGGATAACCTCCCCAGTGAACAGCAATAGCAGCTGAGACTTGGTTGAACTTAGCGACTCGTAAAAGGGACGAGAGCGCATCAGGGCTCAACTCGCCAGTCTCAGGCTCCACGTCGCACCACAAAGGCGTAGCGCCAAGTGAAAGAATAGGCTCATTAGTCGCAAGGCAAGTAATAGGAGTGCTGACTACTCGATCCTCCGGCAGGACCCCAGCCAATCTCAGTGAGATTGTGAGAGCGATAGTGCCTGAGGAAACTGTTACTACCTGCCAAGGATAAACTCCAAGGAATTCGGCTAGCCGGCTCTCAAACTCTTTTACCTTATTGCCCTCACCAATATAGCCAGAGCGTAGAACAGGTCCCACGTAAGCAATAACATCGCTAGCCATCGAGACGCCACAAAGCTTAATCATTTGAAGCTCCTTACCAGTCCTCGTTAAGAGGCTCAATTTTGTGTCCGCTTTTATGCTCGATTTTATTCGACCACCACACGGCACGTTTAGTTAGACCGTCCAGTTTACTCACAATTTTATTATCCGCTACGCACCAGCCGCACTTAGCATAAAATGCCATAACGTCTGGAGTAGCCCAGCCTACGATAAGATCGTAGCCTTCCTTAGTCGCCACGCGCTCAAGCGCTCTAAGAAAGTCCCGACCCAGCCCAAAGTTACTAGGAGAGCTATGAAGCATTGCTAGACCAAACGCAGAGCGTTTCTCGCCATTTACCAAAACTGTCTGAGGGCTAAGATTACACGTCAGTGACACGTTCATCGCGAATCATCCTCATGTAAAGGTCAGCAATAGCGCTTAGATCGTACCGCTTAGAAACGCGTGCCGCTCTTTCACTAAGGTTCCAGTATTTATAGCTATACCTAACAAGCTGATCGCACTCATAAACTATGTCGTCCATAGTTTTAGCCGGCTGATAAGCTAAGTGCCCATTATCCTAAACTCGTCATAAGACAGCTCAGGAAAGGCTATCGTGGGAACTCCAAACGAGCCGGCATTAGCCAACTTCAAAGGATTCTTAAGCTCGGCGTGCGGCTGGTCCCGTCTAAAGCATATCTGCAAGTCAATCGAGCGGTAGAACCTAATCACTTCGTCACGAGTTTTCACGTTGTCGAACGCAGCAAACCTGATTCCAAGTGGAGCAAGATCACGCGCTAGGTCATCTGGATTTAGCTGAAATCCCTCTCTCGATCCACAATAGCCAGCGAAAAACGGTCTAGGTGACAAGACCTTTGTGCCCTCGCTATTACAGTGATGCTCAGGGATAATCCATAGCTTTCGGCCCGGTATTTCGCTAGTAAGGTACTTGGCTGAAAGATCACCAATAGCGATAATCTCTACTTTTTCGTTGCCCCGAACCCATGGGATAACCCCACCTGAGTCGATCACATCAACAATTACACGCTTGACGTGCTTTACTATCTCTGGAGATAGCGACATTTTAATGCTAATAACTATGTCGTCGCAGTGCAGCGTGCTGGGATCGACAACAGTATCAACCCCTCTATCTCGGAGCGCCGCTGCAATTTGCCTCCCGCGAATCTCCCCACTTTGCCAAGGGCTAGTAAAAAACACCACACGTCCCATTATGCACCTCCTGGTACAGTGTAGTAATAGCCAACTTGGCCCTCGCTAAGCTTATTAAGATCGCGCGAAAGTTCTATCATTCGCTTGAAATTCTTCGCGCCTTGCGGATAGACAACGCCAGATTCACTGCAGTGCCCGATAAGTATCCGCGTATCTACAAACACCGGTAGCCCTGCGTCCTTGAAAGCTAAGCAGAGATTAACATCACTACGAATGTTGTTCTGATTCCCATCGCAGCCAGGTTCGCAAGTGTCGCGGAACCATGGTTTGACAAGCTTCTTAATAGCTTCTACACTTACAAGCGTAGCCCCAAAGGCGCACACATGCGTTTGATAGACTTTGCCGTCCAGGGGAAGAGCCACAGCGTAGTAACCTTGAAGTCCCTTCGCATCAGCGTGAACTTCCCAGTTTACCTGCTGGAACTCTTCCCCCTTCTTGCAAACGACACCTGAAACAGCTGCGGCATGATCCTCAGTAGCTACCTCATAAAGGCAATCAAGCGTCTCGGCTGGAAACAGGTGATCCTCGTCCATAAATAGCACGTGAGTGCACTTAGCTTGAATAGCTCTTTCCATCAAGCTGTTACGCGCGCTAGCTGCGTCTAGTCCTGGCTTGCCTAGAAAAACTAGCTCGTACTTCTGTGCCCAGTGGGCGACGCACCAGAGGTGGTTGAAGTAGTTACTAAACTCCACCCCCTTGTACGAGTGCAAGCAAATTCCTATTGGTCCGATCACAGTTATTGCTCCTTGTTAAAGGCACTGAATGTCACAGACAGCGCTAACGGCAGTTGCAGCACCAGTTGTCGCAATAGGCTGCAAAAGCTGAACGTGCTTGGAGTAGTGATAGCTAGTCGTAGCACTATCAGCACTTTCAGCAAACTGTCCTCCCCAAGCGCCAGTCGCAGGAAGGACGCTAGTCGCTACAAGGCGCTCTCCACCAGCAAAAGCTGTCGTGAGCTGAGCGACAGAAATCTTCTTAGTTCCCCTGACCTGAATCCATCCATGATCGCCAGTGTCAGAGCCGCTAGGCCCGATAGCAGTCCTAGGCACGCCAGCTGGGATAGTTACTAGGCCCGTCGAAGCGCCAGCTCCAGTTGGGCATATTACTCGAGCGCAAGCTGCACCAGGCACGCTAGTGAAGACTGTAACGCACGACCCGCCGGCAAGCAACCCTGTAGTGCCCTTGTTTTTGACCCAGCGGTAAACCTTGCCGTTCTGCTCGAACAGGCTAGCAAGGCCTTCCTCGTCACTTGTCCGCAGCTCGTTGAGCGGGACCGTGATAAGCGTTTTACTCATTGTTATTACTCCTGAAAAGCTTGTTCATAATGTGAACAACGCATTACGATGCGTACAGCATATGGCCGTGACGCCGCGGCTGACCAGTTGCAAGCCCCGGAGTCATACAAACGATGTATGCCACGCGCTCAAGCTGGTTAGCAGTATCCTTCCAGTCAGTCATGTCCATCCAAGCGTTAGGATGGTAGTTCCAGTCCACATAGTTCATGTTAAGCATAACCATGTGCTTGTCGGTCATTTTACGAGACCAAATCATGGCCGCGCCGCGGAAGGTCAGCGTCTCAAAACCAAGATCAGCTGCGGTTTTGTTGAACGAAGTTCTAACAACCTGCTGCTTGTCACGAACTTCGTCGCCATAAGTCTCGAACAAGTTCTGACAAGTAATGATCAGGTTCGGAGCTTCCTGTCCACCATCGATGCAGTTCCACAAGTGCTCCATGTCAGCAACTAAATTAAGACTATACGGCTCATTAGTAGGCCCAGCGACGTAAGTTGCATCAGCCTGAGTAGCGTCATCATACGAGACCCAGTTACGCCACCAAGTATTAGCCGAGCGATCGATCCCACCATTGCTAGTACCGCTAGCAACGCTATCGCTACTAGCCCCGTCGCCACTAGTGCTAAGTGCGGCATAAGGAGCAACGATATCCCACAAGCCGTTGATCTGCAGTGGAGCCGCGCTGTAAGCGCCCCACTGGAACAGATACGTCTCGGTGTCCTGAACCAGCGCGTTTCTGGCTTGCTCCATACGGGCCGTCAAGTACGACTTGATCTGATTCGGTCCCTGGTTCTTCATATCGTCCGTGAACGATCGGTTCACGTCGATACAGTAATAGCGCCAGTCAAGCCTCGCGAAGGTATCAAGCTTCACAGGAGTCTGCGTAAGCGTCGATCCGCCTTGGAATCGCTGAGTAGATGGAGTCCCATAGCGAATCGTGTCAGTCCAACCGAACTCGCCACCCGCCTGCGCTTTAAGACATCCGAACTGTTTGAGTGCCAGGGTGAACGGAGTCGCATTGAGAACATTGTCCTCAACCTCAGCGCGAATGTCATACCACGTATTGACAAACGCGTCGTCCATTACTCTGGTCAACTGTGGCAATGTGCTCATTAGTTAACCTCCAAAACATTAAGTGCGAGCGGCGAGTTACGCAACTAGTCGCTCTATTGTGTCCTTGTATTTGCCAGCGCTCGGTCAAGCCCAGCGCTAACGATCGAACGGAAACTAGCGATGCCACCTGAAACTGGCGATCCCTCACGCTGGGCTCGGCCACGAGCAGCAATAACGGCCATAGGATCGTCAGTAGCATTAGTATTAACAGCACGATTAGTCGGCCTTGTTGCGCTGCTATCAGGCCGCTCAGTAGCTACCACGTTGGCCGGAGGAGTTTTACCAGCCGAGCGGCCCTTTGCTAGCACGTATGCGTCCTCCATGCTAAGACCAGGATACTGCTTAATCACCTCAGCGATAGCCGGTCGGTACTGATCGAAGTCATTAAACTGGCTCTTTGCCTGAGCAATACCCTGGTTAGCTAAGAGCGCCATAACGGCCTGCTGAAGGCCCGTAAGCTGCTGCGTGATTTCGCTAGTGCCGGTTCCAAGCTCCTCTTTGATCTTACGATTGTTCGCTTCAATCGCAGTTTCAAACGCCGTGCTCATAACGTCAATCACCTGCCGAGGCTTCAGCTGATCGTATTTGTCGTCGCTATTCGCGCTAGCGTCATTAACAATCCCGTCGAGAAGCGAAGAAAGATCCACGCCCCGATCAAGCTCTTGCTTGCGCTTTGCTTCCAGGTCCGCCTGTTGACGCTGACGCTGACTTTCCTGCTCCTGTCGGAGTGCCGCCACCGTTTGCTGCAGCGGCTGTAGTGCCGCTTGGATTGTTGCCTGAATCGCTGCTGCCTGCTGGTCCGGCGACGGAGTCGCTGGCGGTGATTGATTTTGCGCTGTTTGCAATGCTGGATTCGTTACTGGTGTTGTCGGTTCCATTGTTTCCCTTCACTTTCTTCTGTTCGTACTCTTCAATTATCCGCCTCTTACGGTACTCTCTTAGCAGCACTTTATGCTGCTTACTTATTGCTCGCATTACTAGATTGAGGTCCTTACGGGTCATGTACTCCCCACTAAAGGCCACAATCGGATACGAGCGATCCATTGTTACGAGTACTTGTTTCACAACAATGCTCCAAGTTCCACTTTGTGCGACCGCTCGTACGCGCGCATTTCAGCCTTGCTAAAAAAGGTCTCGCCCTTTGAACTCACGTTCTTAAGGTGAATCCCTTCATTAGGAAATACGTGCGCGTGCACGGTAGTTGGAAACTGTCGCTGCGCTATAGCGCCACAACGGGGGCAGCTGACAACTTCGTTCTGAGAAAAAACGAACTGCTCCTCTTTCCAACCACAGTCGCAAGTATAGTCATACAATGGCATCTCAAGCTCCTGTTCCTGGAATAGTCGGCAAGCCACCAGGCTGCTGCCCAGCCCCGACGCTATCGTTAGCTTCTGAGCCAGTAATTGGCGATAGCATCCGCTCGAAATTCACGTCCGCGCTAGCGTCAGAAAGCATCTGCATCAGTGCCTTGATGTCAATCCCAGGGATTTGCGCAAGCATTGGTAACATGCTAAGCGCCTCAACCTTACGCTCGGCTTTGCTTATCTGCCGCTTGTACGATAGCCCGATGTCGTAAAGGTAATCGCCTTTTAGCTGATCCCCAGTAGTATAAACCCAGCCACTACCGTTCATGATTTCTCGCGGCACCCGCCAGAACTCAAAGATAAGATTGTTTACTTTCTTAATCACGTCAATGTATAGGTCCGACACTAGACTAGTCTGCCGGCCCGTTCGCTGTTGCGAGCCGGCAGCTACAAACGTAGCCTCACGAGCTGTTCGCCTAGAGGACTTGTCATAGTCACCTAGTTGGTTACTTGAAAAACCAACCGCCTCGCGAGCATTCTCGCGATTCCGTTGACTGTAAAGTGCAAAGTCAAAACTCGATCCGGTGTTAACTGGAGTAATAATTTCGTTCAGTGGGAACGTAGAGTCAACACCCTCAGCAGCGCCAACATCGCCGCTGAGCAGCCTTGTCAGCGCGGCGGGAGTAATCGCACCCTTGCGATAGAGGAACTTCAAGATGCTAATCCGCCGCTGTTTCTCTGCCTGAAGCGCTATGTCAAACTCGGTCGCCTGAATCTGACCAAGGTAATAAGCTAAGGGAGTTGACCAAAAGCTGCTCGGGGACTGAACAAGGCTAGTAGCTACAAATGGGCAACCACAAGCCAGCTGAATCGCGTCGTTCTCATTACGAAGGAAATCCTCGCTATCGCGGCTAACGACCAGGATTTTCCCAGTCATCATGTCGCGAATTTCCCACAGTTCCACAAACTCAGCAGGACGAGGCTCTTTAGCAATCCCACGCTGACGAGAGCGGCGCATAGACTTTCTAGCTCCGACTCCAGCGTATGACTGCATGTACTCCTCCATAGTTATCTGGCCTTGAAGACGCGAAGTATTTTTGTACTTAGGGTCGCTCTTAATATGATCTATATGGCGCACGATCCGGTGAGCTACCCATGGTGCGTCCTCAAGAAACAAAGTGCCCCAAGGAACTACAAAGTCGCTATTACGCACTGGCCTGACCCAAGGCCAGCCAGGTTGAATGTCCGGTGACTCGATCCGCTCACCGCGCTTGTTAAACTGGGTAAATGACATGCCCATTAGCTGGTTACTCGGTCCGATGTCGTAGAAAGGAGACCAGCTAAACTCACTGTCATAGCCAATCTTAACTATAATCGAGGACGTTAGATATCCGTTTAGCAGCGCGGCATTTATGTACTTCTTGAGTCGAAGCTTCGTAAGAAGGTAGTTATCTAGCGACTCAACGATCGGAGCACGTCCAATAGCATTTTGGCGCTCGGGAGTAACAACAAACTCAGGCGTTGGCGCCTGAAGGTTGCTCATGAGCGAATCGCCCATTGAGTGAACGATATTCGGCCCGACAGCCGTGTGCCCAGTGGGATCATTGAGATAGTCCATTTCGATCTGATTCCACGCGGCTTCCATCGCGTACTTCTCACGATAGATCAACGCGTCGTCTATCTCTTCAATCCAGTCTTGAGCGTCTTTAGTTCGTTTAGCCATCAAGTAGCTCCAGCTGAAAGCTGTCGCAGTCCCAACTTTCTGGTTTGCCATCAATGATAGTAGCAAACGTGAACGACCGACCCTGCTCAAAAATCTTCACACAAGTAATATGCCCAACGATTTCAGGATGCGTCTTTATAGACGCGCGCTTACCGATTAAGCTCTCACTTGCTATATCGCCAATGCACGTTGCGGCGTCTCTTGAGTCCATAGCGTAGCCTTTTTTACCTTGTTCATATTATGAACAAGCTATTGTGCTGGATAAACTGGAAGCTTATTGCTCAGAGAGTGACGAGCTCCGATCTTTGCAAGCTCGTCCGGAGCTGCCTCAATTTCCTTGAGCCGATCGGATTTTAGCAAAATCCGGACGCCACGGAGAAACTGATTGTCGAGTGAAACGAGCTTCCGCCAGCCCTTATCCTGGTTAACTACCAGGTTATCTACAAACAGCTCAATCTTCCATCGCAGGCGCCGCCACCAGTCGTCGGAGAATCGCGTTACTCCCTCTTTGTCCAAATTGCTTATTAACGACCACAAGGCCCATAGAGTAGACCAAGCAACTCGAATAGCTTTTATGCAACTCATTTTGTGATCCCCTTTTTACATGGGGTAGCCGATGGTAAGTCGGCTACCCCTGACGGAGGAGGATGAAGGATGACGCTAGAAACTAATCGAAGCTCCTACCATAACCCGAGTTTGCTGATCGATTAGCGAGTCTCCACTAGGCTCGATTCGTTCAACCCAAATAGCCGGCTGAACTACGCGAAGAGCACCAGCATCAGTTTGGTTAACCTTAATGCCAGTGCCATACACTCCGATAATGTCGTGATCCCGTCCAGTTTCCCACGCTACTCCGAGCTTTCCAAACGGCTGAACTGGAAGATTGCTGAAGTCAACGTTCAGCGACGGAAGGATAGTACCAAAGACCGCCGAAACTACTTTATCGATAGTGAACTCGACGCACGGTCCAATAGCAAGATTCTCCTCCGGGTCGCCCGGAATAGAGCTATCGCCCATGATAAAAGCTCCTACACCGCCATCGGAAGTCGGCCAGTAAAGCGTGGTAAGGTCCGTTGTTTCATAATCAAACGACCCCTCAATAGAGAACTTCGCGCTAGCGGGAAGAGCGGCCAGTAAAAGCGCGGTAAGGAAAACGATGACTTTCATTGCTTTCTCCTAATTCTGTGGGCACGCAACGTAATCGGTACGCGGTAGCTTACCTTCCAGCCTCGCGGCCATGTGCCCTATGTCATAAGGGTATGATCGGGTTAACTTGGCCCGATCGAGAAGCTCGTTGATTGTCGACAATCCACTGAACGGATCGTTAGCTTTAACCGAAAGTGCGTTGTCTTTAGCCTGATCGTGGCAGCGGCTCCAAAAGTCTACTTGCATTGACAGAGCGTCTATCACGTCGTCGTGCGACAGTGACTCGCGCTTAGGATCAAAGCCCAGAAGCTGGCGCTCAAGCTCGGATTGCTCAGTTCTGATCCGTACTCGTCCAGTGGCGAACCACGGCTCCATGCCAAGGATACGAGCCGCCTTGCTAACGCGGGCGTTAGGAACGGGCTCAACGTGAAATAGCTTCCGCTGTTCTACTTGCTTTTGCCTAATCCAGTAGCATAGAGTAGATTGATAAGCTACAGACTCAACTCTAACTAGCATAGGGTGATAAGCGTCATAGTGAGCAAACAGCCTTTCTATAGTCTCACCAGGATCAAACCGTCCGAGGTCGTAGTGAACAACGAAAACTTCTCCAGTTGATGGCTTGATCGCCGATGTGACAATAGCTGTCGGATCGGGATCGGAAGTTCGAGCGACTTCAGCTGGGGCTGGATCAACTGTCGTGCAGTAGAGCAAGCCATTCGGGAGATTCTCATAGTATCTGATATAGCTCCGCTTGAAGACCTGACTAACCGACGATGAAGGGCTGTTAAGATAAAGCATCGCGAACATTAGTGGCCCGACGTTCGTACGAAGCTCTTCTAGCACCCTTGCGTTGAACCGTTCCCAAACTGGCCGCCCACCTTGCTCTGGATCGGCTGGGTCGCCATGAGCGTTTTCGTAAGCACTACGACACATAACGTCATAGTCTAGCGAGTGCTTCATTATCCAGCCGATAAGGTCCTCGTTAGCCCAACGAGTACCAATTACGCTAATAACTGACTCAGTTGGATGTACCAGCAACGGGTGGCACATTTTGTGAAAGCCGATAGCTTTTTCAATTTCCACAGCTGTCGGCTGCTGAATCTCGCCGGTCATACTGTCGTAATCTGGAGCGACTGTGTCGTCCTCTAGGATTTCATCGTAGTGACGGCTAGTAACAGCCGTGCCTGTGCCAGCAGGTTCAAGTGTTCCCTCTGGGTCCGTTATTTTGCGGTTAAGCGTCAAACAATCAGCGCTCCAGGGACGGGAGCCATCCGGTAGAAGCTCAGGGAATAGAACTCGCAAAAGCGGGTTTGTCTCCCAAGCGGTCTTAACAGCTAGCACTTTCTTTTTAGCGTTACTGAAGCTGTTCTGAACTAGCAGTATGCGAACGTTGCAGTTATCGATCGCCCGCCAGATCGGATATGCGTAGCTAGCCATCGAGCTTTTGAACCACGAGCGAGGAAGGACTATCAAGCGGCGTTTCCTGGCCCGATAGTCTTGAAGCTTGTCGCAGATCGGCTTGTGAATAAGTGGATCGAGGTCCTTTAGTCCGAGAACGCCACGAGCGAGAAAGAAGAGCGATTGGCGGCATTTATCGCGCAAGCGATCTATTGTTTCTTTATCAAGTTGGACGTTCGCGTTAGCGATGTTAAATTTCCTCGTCGCTGCAATCGTCTACTGTTTTATCGCCGAGAGAGCGCCGAATAGCTCTAAGCTCGGTCCGCATTTCACGGCGTAGACTGTCTAGTTTTACTGAAAGGCAGTTCTGCCTATCGTGGCAGGCGTCCTGAGTGACGAATGTTCGTGTCATCCATAGAAGGCACGAGATAATTGCGACAGTCGCTGGAATGCCAACGGCCAGTACTAGCCCGACTGTTATTGGCGTGCCTTCGCTAGTCGGCAGTTGAGTCACTTGGAGTTGTAGGAAGATCGGTAGTGCAAGCAGCTGACTCGGCGTCGATATCAAATTCGTCACCCTCGGTTTGATGGCTCGGTGTGTCGTTAGTTATAACAACGGCGTCGATAGTGTTAGCATCTCCAGCTAGCATGTGGAGTGTTTCGTTGATCGTAGCTACGTCGGTTGCGTCGATAAACGCGACGGTTTTGCGCTCTTCAGTTCGGACAACTTTGGGATATCCGCCACGGTCAAGAAGCTCAGCGGCGGCCCGTATCTGGTCGGATGGCTTTGCGCTAGCATCGTCAACTATTACACCTAAGCGCCTAGCGGCAGCTAGAGTTTTCTCGCGGATAGCGGATGTGACTTCGTCCATGTCCTTGACGATAGCGTCAGTAGAGGCTTTTTCTAGCTGGCTCCGTCGTAAGGCTAGCTCGTGCTGAAATGTCGGAGAGCCTTTGATAGCGCTGATAGCTACTTGAGTCATCCCTAGGTGATGAGCGATCTGGCCCGAGGTCCAGCCCCGGAGGCACAGCTCGATCACCCGGTGATGCCGGTCGGTGAGCTGACGAATTGAATTTGCGCTGGCCATGAGATAAAAACTCCGTGAGCGGTCTATTGATCCGAGGAGTTACTGGTCCGTTCGGCCCGGCTGAGGGTTAGTGCAGTGACTAATGTCTTTCTTTGTTAGACGGATATTTAACAGTGCTAAAAACTAGCGGGCAAGCTGAGAGGGCCCGATCATCGCACCCCACCCACCCCTTGGGGGGTTGTCACTTTTGGTAGTTACACAACATATGAGATAGCGGATATCGTCTATCCGCTATGTTCACGATATTTCAGTTCCACAATATTCGGTATCGTGAGATGTGCCGCCCCCCACGCTAGACGTATGGTTATCACCTAACAAATCATGCCCATCGCATCGGGCCTGCCGATGAAAATATTTTTTCAAAATTCCGATTTTGTCCTTGACATCAAGAGACAGATCGTCGATGATGTATTTAGATAGATCGGTCTTTGACAACTGAAGAGAACCACAAAGCGCGACGCGGGTGCTAAGCACCTAAGGAGAAACCACTATGGCAAAGCAAACAAAGACAATCGACAATGTTACGTACGTTCTTCACCCCGTCGCGAAAGACAAGAAAAAGTTAGGCGTTGTGCCAGTCGTGGAGATTCGCGGATCGTCCATCGACGATGTTTGTGCGGAGTTTCGCATGATCGTCGAAAACAAGATTCACTCACTGGACGCCTCGGACATCGCGAAACATTTCCATGCCGGTCTGGCGATTGCGCTGCAGGCCCAGGTCCGCGAAATGGCGTCACCCGACAAGATCACCCAGGCAGACGTCGACCGCGAAATCAACAAGATGGACGCGACGGAACTGGCCAGCTACACCGGGCGGTTCGCCGCTCTTCAGGCCGAAGGCAAGCGCCGAGCCGTTGACGCGAAGGCCGATGGCGCTAGCACGACCGACGAGAATTACATGTGGAATGAAGTTCTTTAACAAACTAACAACGCGCTTTGTGGTTTCTCTACTCAGGCCCGGCGGGCGTTCTGCCGGGCCATTTTTATTTACGCTGGCGTGAAACGCTGGCGTGAAAGGGCTTTCTAGCTTGTTCACAATGTGAACAAGGTAAACAAACGTGCGAAGCGATCGGCGTCTATTTAGCTTGTTCACGCTCGCCACCTTGCTTTTGGTTTTGCTTCCATTGGAAGTGTCGAGCCCTCAGGCCTTTGAACATCCGAGGGTCTTAGGTGGTTATCTAACATATATATTTATATATATGTATATATATTTATATAAAATCACGGAAGTTAGATGCCACGAGGTGTCAACACTACCACTGGAAGCAAAGAAGAAACATAGCTACCGGCTAGCGCCGAGGCTAGCGCCGAGGCGAAAAACGATTGCTTTGCAACCGGAAAGGAGAACGAACAATGTACACTAGCGTGAACTTCAAAACTAAAAAAGCGTTAAAAAGCGCCGTCACTCTGTGGAACGACTGGGTTGAGTGCGTTGCTATCGCAACAGACGCGAAGTTACCGTCTGCTCTGGAGCGTACCAACTACGCACACCAAATATGGAGCGACCGTCACCCCGACAAGCGAATCCCCCAACCGATCTACGCTTACCAACCCGGCGGACTATTCGGCAGGCCGACTGACGGAAGGGTAACACTCGCAGGTCCCCACTACCCCGACCCACACCGCTGGTACGCAGAAGCAGTGCTGAAGGATGGTATAGTAATCAGTGTAAAGTAACCACTCGAGCCTCCGGCCCGTGAGTCAGAAAGTTGTTCAAAAGAAGAAAAATCACCTAGCGAGTGCTAAACCGGCACTATCCGTTTAGCACTCGCTAGCGCGAGCTAGCGCTAATCGACTAGCGCCAGCTTGTTCACATTATGAACAAGGAGAATAAACTAATGACGAAACTACTCTCAGTGCTATTACTCTCACTATCGCTTCTCGCAACACTAGCTAGCGCCAAGCTAAGCGCTTTTCACTCCATCCCAGAAAACGACCGATCCACGCTAGCGCGAGTGGCTAGCGCCTATAACCTTACTCCCGACGAGCGCAAGTTACTCTTCACTATCCGTCTCGTTGAGAACGGCGGACCGGGACGGGAAATGGGCGTGCTGACGCAAAACGCTCAGCGCTATCGTGGCGATCACGCCAAGAGTTTAGAACTTCAGGCTAGCTACGCTGCGGGAACAATCAAAAAGCGTTATAGTGGCGACCTAGCTAGCTTCGCTAACCAATGGGCGCCTATCGGCGTAGCTAACGACCCGACGAACCTCAACAAAAACTGGCTGGCTAATGCCAGTAAGATCATGCAGGAGAACTAGCGTTTAGCGGTAGCTAGCGTTTAGCGGTAGCTAGCGTGTGTTTTGTCTTCACATAACAAACAATCTCCTAGATTATCTACATTTTCCATCCCTCCGGGCCGGTCTTTGCCCTCGTGTATATGTACACAGAACGACCGGCAGACCGGTCAACTCACAAGCACACTAGCTTCTTGGCAGGAGTTACTAGTGGCACGGCAGGAAACTTCAACTTTCACTTGTTCCTTGGTAGCACTCCTAAAGCGTGGTTACGACGTTTACGTCCCGATAACTCGCGTCTCCAACGGTCAGCTATCGCTAGTCGCGCTTATCAATGGAAACCTTCACAGGCTGTTACTACGCCGAGCGACTAACGGACCCAGCGGCCCGTATGTAACTACTCGTATCGATCGCGACAGTATAGACCTCCCAGCTACTGGCTGGTTCGGAATCTCAGTTCTAGTTACTTGCCCTATCTCCGACCGAGCGTGGCTGTTAAGTGCTCAAGAGGCACTCAACAAAACAGTTTACCTAAACAAAGTAGCTCAACTACCGCTCGCGTCATACCCAGTGCTTACCAGCGAACAGCGAACCGCTCTTCTCTCATCAATCCTGCCGACGGCCGGAGCTAACGCTGTAGAAAGTGATCCATCCGCGCTTACCAGCGTAGCTACCGACCAACAGTCCTCAGGCAAAGCCGAAGTGGCTGAGCACAACACGCTCACCACTCCGGCCCCTGAGGACATTATCACTGAGGCAGAAATGGCCGCTGATGCCCTAGCGGACCAAGCGTTCTACGAGCGCATCTTACAAGGAAAAACGCCAGAAGGAGAAAACCAGTGAGTAGACTAAACCTTACACTTGATGAAACTTGGGACAGGTGCCTAGCTATGTGGCGTTGGATCGTCAGTGAAAATCCGCAAACGCCAAGCGAAGTAACAAGACTAAAGCGCGCATGGCTAGCTAGCAACCACCCAGGCGACGAGGTAGCTAGCAATTGCTAGAGGAACTTAACGCTAGAAGGAGAAAAACCAATGAGTGAAAAACTACTATCACTATCAGTTGACCCGACGTTTAACTGCCTTGGTCGTGAACACGACTTCGAAAAAATGCCGTTAGAGTTTCTTGAACTGCTCGAGCGGATAAATGCTAAGCGCCTTGCAACTAATGACGAACATCCGGTAGTAAGCGATAAGCGCGAACAGTAACTGTGTCGTTACTTCTACCGAGTCGTCTAAACATTTTAAGGAGTTCTAGTAATGAAAACCGAACAGAAAGCCGTTAAGCACAAGGGTAAGCTCGTCAGCACGATCACCGTGCCGGTGTACGAAACGCTCGACGAGGCTATCGCCGACCCGCAGGTCGGAGCAGTGAGGGTTCTTGCGCTGTTTAACAAGCAGAACATTATCCAGCTGCAGGCGGCTGAGCGTCACAAGTTCGCCGAAGGCCCGGCTGGCAAGAACACGCGCAAGGAAATCGCTTTCAACCTGCTTACCACCGAGGAGATTCAGCGTTATGCCGGAAACTTCAAGGGCTTGCAGGACTTTCTTACCAGCGCCGACATGGCCACTCGCGTCGATGCATACCTCGAAGAGCAGCGCAGCGAGGGAAACGAGGAGCTGGTTGACGAAGGACCGTCCGGCGAGAGCGCGTAACCAGCGGCATAGCTTGTTCACATTATGAACAAGCTAACGACGACCTAACGGCTGGTATAGCTATAATGTTTATGCAGCTATACCAGCCGTTTCCCTCAGGAGAAAAACGATGAACTTGTACCTTGTATCGCGGCCAAATGGACATACCGATTATGATCAGTACGACGCGTTTGTAGCCGCTGCGCCTTCAGCAAAGAAGGCAATGTTACTTACGCCATGCGATTGTGACACGGCTTGGCCTGTTCAAAACGAGACCCTAGTAGTTACAAAGATAGGAGCGGCTATTCCGGGCACTCCAACTAAAGTAATTCTAGCATCCTACAACGCAGGCTAAACTATGCTCCAGTGGCACACGCTAACGCGAGAAGAAAAGCTGTCACTAATCGCTAAGCTTTCGCTCACCCGACCGACAGCCGAAAAATGGTGGCTCAAAAAGCGGGCTAGCGCCGGCCCTAAGCCCAAGAAGCATCGTGCCGGCTCTCGTAAATCCAAGCAGATTAAATTCTCAAACCCTCAAGCCCAAGCACTTTTTGACAAACTTCCGCCGGAAATGCGGAGCTGGCTGAAAGCTAAATAAGGAGAAACATCAATGCAAGAGCAATTGTGCAAAATTAATAACATCGGAGCACTTCTAGTAAACAGAGCAGGACGATATATTGTACAGTACTGCCCGTTTTGCGCCGATGATTTTTGCGGCCATCACTGTCCGATGTTCGTAGAAATGCCTGCTACTGATGCCGTTACCGGAGACGCAGTCCCTGGGATATTTCTTGGCTGCTCTCGTAATGACTCAGCGGCTTATAGGCTCATTGAGGACAGAAGAAACTCGCCAGACTGTGGTCCAAACGACGCTTATCTTTACAGCAGGCGAGACCCAGAATAAATGACTACCACCGACGAAGAAACCCAGCGACGGATCGATGCTTGCAACAAAGCTGCACGGATTGTGCGCCGGCGGTACTTTCCAACTGCTAGCCTTGACGATCTAGCTAACACCGCATTTCTAGCTATCGCTGAAACCTCTGTTGACCTCAGCGACGATAAAAAGCTTCTACGTTTTGCTATCAGCGCCGCGTGGTATAGAGAGAGGAAGCTAAAAGCTAGGTTACTACCCACTCCCAACGGCAATGTCTACACAAGTAAGCTTATCGATCCTCGGACCGAAACCGACCTGAACCGAAGCACAGGAGTAAGTGAAAGCGACATAACGGACCTTCATCTAGCGCTTGTAAAGCTTGATCCGTCGGATATAAAGCTTCTTCACATGTACTATGTCCGGCAGATGCCAACTAAGGCTATAGCTAGCGAGCTTGGCTATCGCTTCTATGGAACTGCGTATGACAAAGTTATGACTGTAGTCGCTAAGCTCCGCAAGCTAATGGGCATAACTAAGGAGAACCAAAAATGATAGACTCGACTAACGAAACGCTATTCGACGGATCGCCCCTGTCGATTAAGTACATTGATTGTAGCGGCTTCTCGTGCTTCTCACGATGTCCAGCTAAGTTCTTTTTCGAGCGCCTTCTAGGTCTTAGGCCTGTAGGCAGTGCTGAGAAGGTTAACATAGCTCCAGACTACGGCACGTGTATTCACAGAGCCTTGCCGTACGCCTACACCAGCGTAGACCGGGCCGTCGAGGAGTTCAAACTTGCGTGGAGCAGCTATCACTACGAAGAACTTCACGACGAACGCCGTAACATCCGCCGGGCGACGGACATGCTAGCGAACTTTCACCGCCTACGCTCTAGTAACTGTCCCTATGAGATTATCCAATTCCCCGGCATAGCTTACGAAGCCGCGGAGCGAATATCGCCGAACGAAGTTCCATTCCTAGTAGATGTCGGAGCCGTTTATCCATTCACTGGCCGGATTGACTGCCCAATAAAACTAAAGTCCTCCGGACATGTAATGGCTCTTGACTATAAAACCGCCAGCGAGATAAGCGCGCGGCTCTTCGACTGCTTCAATCTATCGCCACAAGCGATAGGGTATACTATCGCGCTAGGAATGCTAACTGGCGAGGATGTTTTCGGCCTGGCTATTGAAGCTCTACGCGTTAGTCCAACTAACGACGAAATTCAAATAGGGCTTATCCCGGTGTCCGAGCGCGCAATGATATGCTTCGTTGAGCAGCTCACAGATGCGTCAGAGCAAATGGCCGAGTGCCTATCGACGAACGGCTGGCCTCAGCGATTTGCTAACTGCTCTCCATACGCTACGCACGGCCAGCCGGGTAGGCTATGCCCTTACAGTCACCTTTGCGACGCTGCCAACTGGCACGACGCACTTCCGAACTACTCCAGATCTCAGCCTTTCGATCCGTTTGTTCTAAGCACTAAGGAGACCGACAATGGCTAAGGAAATCGATATTACCTTGGAGTCCCGGATAGACAGCGAGTGGTGTAGCCGCTTAATGAGGAACAACGTACACGTTATAGCGATATTTATGGCAGATCGAATGATGCGCACGAGCGATATAGACGTGTTTCTAAACGGCTTTGTCTGTGGAGTTCATCTTGCTGCTAGAGAGCTAGTAGGGAAGGAGAACGTCAGTGGCCTCTAAAACCTTCTGGCTTTCACGTAACTCGTCGGAGTTCTACGAGCTTTGGGCTGTGCGCCCGACGCCGATGTACTCACGGAACTTTATGCGAGTGTGGTTTGTAAATCCGGCCGGTGAGCCGAGCGACGTCCGATCGTTCTATCCGCTTGAGAGTGCCTTTCCGTCGTTTCGACTAGAGCCGGGGTCATTTATCGAACTTAGCATAACGGAGACTCAGGATGGACAGGGATACGTTATTACGAGAGTTCAGAGAGTGGGAGATAAAGGAGAAGAAACTAAGGAGAAAGCCCAGGAAGAGCAAGTCAGCAGCTTATCACTCTAAGTTCGATGACAGCGATGACTTTGACGCCAGTCGTATTATATGGCCGCCGTTTTGCGGCTTGATCGCTCGACGGTGCACTAAGTCCAAAATCGGATGCGTGACTAGCTGCGTATATCGTAAGGATTTTACGACTCAGCATCTACTCAGTACGCTCAAGGAACTACAAGCAGCGATCATCGGGTAGCTTGTTCATAATGTGAACAAGGTAAAAAGGAGAACAAAAAGTGAAACCAGGAGACCTAGAGAAACTTAACAGACCTCCGGCCGTTCTAATCTACGGTCCGGCTGGAACTGGCAAAACCGGCCTAGTATCACAAATGGCTGAGGGGTACATCTACGACTGCGATCGTGGGATGCGTACGGCGATGACGCTGAAGGACAAATTTACTCCCATACGTCTATCAGCAGATTTTGATGAGTACTGGGACTCGGACGTAATGAATCCAGTTGAGTACTTGAAGCTGAAAAACCATCTCTTGAAGCTTACGCAAGAAGTTAACAGCGGCCGGTCGAAGCTAAAAGGCGTCTGCGTCGACAGTCTAACGGGACTGTGCCGAGCAGCCCAGCTGCACGTTATGAAACTGGCCGGAGGAAACTCCCTTGCGATCCCACAGATTCAGCACTATGGGATGATTGTAAACGAGATTGAAGGTATCCTAACGATCCTCCGATCGCTACGTTGCTTGGTTATCGTCACAGCGCACGAAATGACTGTCGATAAAGAGAACGCAGTTTACACGCAGATCCTCAGCGCCACGCGACCTCACGGCGAGAACCGTATTCCGTGGATGTTCGATGAAGTTCTGCACACCTACACTCGCGATATGGGACAAGGTAAGAAGGCTTACTACCTCACGGGCCAGCGTACCAGCACAATGGTCGCTCGGACCCGTAGCGGAATTCAAGACACTAACTTCGGCGAGCTTGGTCTATACGGCCTGTTGAAGTTGATGGGTTATGACTACTTACCGGCCAAAGTTGGAGCGTAGCAACTATGAGACAAAGCGACGAACTTCGACGACTAGAATCCTTCGCTAAGATGCTAGAAAACGCCATGAAGAACGACGAGTCAGAGTTTCGGCAGCGCCAAGATCGTCTTGCGAAGGAGCTGGACGAAGTAAATGGCTTGACTAGTAAACTAAGGTGACTAAACGCTCCATGTCGAGCGTAAGTATCACTACTTTTATCATGATCGTTAGTCGATCAAAGGAGTTTTTATGGCAGTTGTAAACGTGGACACTGGGAATCCTGAGAATTTCGCTGGCCGTAAGTATGAAATCATGCCGCGAGGGATTTACCTGTTTGAGGTGTCCAAAGTGCCGGTGCTACACAAGGCAAAAACCTCGCAAAACATGGTGGTCGACGTCGTGCTAAAGTGCATCGACGACGCGGAGAGTGGCAAGTACAAAGGTACTAGCGTGTTCGAAACAATAGCTCTCACTCAAAAGGGTGAATATCGGCTCGTTCATCTAGCGCTTGCAGCCGGTACGCAGACCCGCGAGGACATCAAAAACGCCGGCGGCGTAGACCTCGAGTTGCTGATAGGTAAAGTCCTCAAGGCTGAGGTTTCTGTCGAGGGCCCGTCAACTAATCCGGCTACGGGCCAAGTGTACGGAGAGAAGAACCGTGTCAGAAACTATATCTTCGAAGAGAAGTAAGGTGCTGTATGAGCGACAATGCCCTTAACGACGCTCGGATCAAGTGCTTCGGCTCAGGCGTTCCGGTGTTTGACGTTGAGTGCGTAGACGCTGTCCAGAGCATCTGGCGCGGGACGCGCATATTGGAACCTGGGACTCCTCAGGACGCATACCTGACGGTGTACTTTAGCCGTGCGTACAACTACGACAAGAGCGACTTGGATCGGATGCTTTATGAGTATCACTTCGACGATCCATCATTGCTTGGCGTGCCGTTCTTAGTGGTTCCTAAAGAGAAGGTAATTTTCGGCTTCGATCCGCCAAGTGAAACGATCCTCAAGCCGCCGGTTAAACTTCAGGCCCCCGGCCCGTTTAGCCGAACGTAACTGACAGGTTTCTCCTTAGGGCGGGGAGAGGGCAGCTAGTGGCCTCCCGCTTTCATTGCCCTCTCCCATTTTGTAACGGGGTGACAGAATGAGCAAAGAAACTGACAATTTCATTGGATCGACTGAAGAAAGCATTTGGGGTGACGAGCAGCGCGAGAATCAAGACTGCATAGTTAGCTGCCCAAACTGCGAGGCGTCAGTTATGGAAGAGGATTTAGTTACCTGCGAGGATTGTGGCGTGACTGGGTGTATTCTTTGCGTGGTGTTTAATAGCATAGCTAACGCTAGCATTTGTATCGATGTCAACGCTTGTCAGGAGAGAAAACTTGAACAAGATAAAGATATGTGAAATCTTCGTTGTTCATAACAACAGCGATACAACTCGGTGCCGTAGAGAGTTCGGTAGCATTCAAGAGCTGGCTGAGTCTATAAAGAGCCACGGGCAGCTGCAGAATATAGTTGTCGAGCAGATAGAAGAGCCGGCTG